ATCAAAAACTTAAATGACGGAGTTCTTGATAAGACCTACCAGATTCCATGGGAAGATTACCAGAACTCACTTCTTGTTACCCATAATGGCGACTACAAGCGAATCGACACTGAACTCTTTGATATTGTTGAAGTGTAGGTTATTATTAAGAACTGTTAAATCAATACTCATTCACACAATCCCTATAAAATTTGGAGTATCTATAAATGCGTTTGGTCGGAAAAACTAAGCGCCAAATCCTAAAAACAACAACCAAAAACAAGTTACAACGAAATTTTATGTCTATTAACATCGATAAAGTCAAGAGTAAGCTCAACGAAATGAAAAGCCAGAATAACGGCGGGACGAGCCGTATCTGGAAGCCCGAGGAAGGCACCCAACGAATTCGAATGGTTCCTTATAGATTTAACAAGGATTACCCATTCATCGAGTTGTATTTTCACTACGACCTTCCGGGACGCTCTTTTCTTTCTCCCAAGTCTTTTGGAGATGCAGACCCAATTGTCGAATTTGCCGACGAGCTAAAGAGAAAGGGTGGAGATGAAAATTACCAACTCGCTAAAAAGCTTGAACCTACTCTTCGCATTTATGCTCCAGTTGTTGAGCGTGGCGTCGAAGAGGAAGGCGTCAAGTTTTGGGGGTTTAGTAGGACGATTTATGAAGAGCTTCTCGGCTACCTCGCCGACGAGGAGTGGGGCAATTTCTTTGATCTCGAAGAGGGCCGCGACCTGAAAATAGACAGGACACCTGCCGAGAAGTCAGATACGAACTTTCCACAAACCGACGTCCGTCCGTCCCCCACGAAAACTCCACTGGCAGATTCCAAAGACGAGATGAAGGATATCCTTGATACTCAAGTTAAAGTTACTGAGATCTTTGATGTTCCTTCCTACGACGAGCTTCAAGATCGCCTCGATGATTATCTTGAGCCAGACGAAGGAGGAAGTGATGGCAGCGAGTCTGCATCTGCTAACAGCTCTGATAATTTTGAGGACGAAGACGAAGGCGTAGATGTGGATGAAGTAACCAACGAGTTCTCAGAGATTTTTGACGAGTAAGCTCAGAGGGTCATTGTAAGTTTCACATCTCAAAAAAGAAAGAGGTTGTATGTCAGAGTCTGATCAGTTGGCTGAAACATTAGCCGATTCTTTAAATGACAATTCAGATCGGAAGATTGCTTACTTTATGGATGACGACGATTCGCCATCCGACGTGGACCAGTGGGTTTCAACAGGTTCCTCTGTTCTCGATCTTCTTATCTCAAACAGGACAAATGGAGGCATGCCAGTTGGCCGAATTTGTGAGTTGTTTGGCGCTGAGGGATCTGGGAAAAGTTTACTGGCTTCTCACATTGTTGCTAATACCCAAAAAGCTGGAGGCATTTCGGTTTACATTGATACTGAGAATGCTCTTAAGTTTGATTTTCTTGAGACAATAGGCGTAGACAGGGAAAGTAAAAGTTTTATCTACGTTCCTGAGAACCGTCTTGAGAAAATCTTTGAGATTATGGAGGATATAATTGTTAAAGTAAAAAACAGTGCTGATGAGGACAGGTTTATTACCATTGTTCTTGATTCTGTAGCGGGCTCAACAACCCAGAAAGAGTATGAAGCCGATTATACTAAAGACGGGTATGCTACCGATAAAGCAATTATCTTCTCCAAGGCGCTTCGAAAAATTACAAATATGGTTGGAAGGGAGAAGGTTTTGCTCGTTCTTACCAACCAGATTAGAGACAACGTAGGAGGTGGCCCTTGGACGAAAGACTGGAGAACTCCAGGAGGAAATGCCATTCCTCATCACACTTCCGTCCGAATTCAAATGAAAGGGACGAAGAAGATTAAAGCCGCAGGCCCGAGAGGAAAGCAAATTGTTGGAGCCAAACTTCGACCATTCATCCAGAAAAACCGCCTCGGTCCTCCGAAGCGCGGTTGCGAGTTTGACCTGCTTTTTGATCGCGGCATCGACGATGTGGGTTCAATCTTAGCAGAACTAAAAAACATTGAAGCGGTCCAACACAAGGGAGCAGGATGGTATAATCTTTATCAGCCCGACGAAGACGGTGAATACGAGGAAAAATGGTCTCATCCTGATGAGGAGGGAGATGACCCATTTTCTTTCCGAGAAGACGACTTCCGAGAAGCTATGAAAAACGACGATGCCTTCCGTGAAGTCGTTTTTGAAAACCTCCATCGGGGAATTATCGTTGACTACGACGACAATTGGGCAGATACCTCCGAGACAGAGTACGTGGAGAATGGAGAGGAGACCGAGGAAGAATAGAGATAAAAAATAATGGTTGTTTTTTGGCCGAGGTCAGATCTGGCCTCGGTCTTTTTTTATCGATCCAGCACATTTGTGTTTATTTAAACGGTTTATCGATACCTCTTTAATTGATACTAAATCGGTTCTATTTTCATCATACGTATGTTTACAACGTAGCCAGTGAATCCAAAACAACACTCAGATTATGAAGAAAGAAACATTTGATAAGATAAAAAAGTCGCTGGAGGAAAGAAAAAAATCTCGCGAACAAGAAGAAAAAAATAGCAAAATTCTTATAAATGATTCGCTGAATACTTTTATTCGCTGCTTTGTTGTTTCCCCTGCAATGAATGAGGATGGCATTCACATTGGAGGAATCTCTGGCTTTTTGAAGTCAATGGGGAAGGCGATTCGTAAAATTGAGCCTACTCGTTGTATCGTAGTGTTTGATGGAAAAGGTGGTTCACAAAGGAGGCGAGACATCTATCCTGAGTACAAAAAGGGGCGAAAGTCCAGAAGAAATCTGAATCGCCAGTATGAGAGTATGGAAGACCCCGATGAAGCTATGAACCGTGAAATTCACAAATTAGCTAACTATTTGAAGGCTCTTCCAGTTACAGTTATTACTCTCGATAGAATTGAGGCAGATGATGTAATTGGGTATTTGACAAAACAAGTTTTTGATGGGGAGGACGAAGAAACTTATGTCATGTCGTCTGATAAAGATTTCTTGCAGCTTGTAGATGAAAGTACCAGAGTTTGGGCTCCAAAAAAAGAAAAAATCTATGACGTCGAGAAGGTTGTTGAAGAGTACGGATTTCCACCTGAAAATTACCTTTTGACGCGACTTATAGAAGGAGACTCATCTGATAATATTGATGGCGTATATGGGATTGGTGAGAAGAAAATTGAAAAAAAATTTGGAGAATTTTTGAAGTGTGAAAAATCTCGGAATGTGGATGAATTGATTTCGTATGCTCAAGAAAACAGGGAAAAATCGAGTACCTATAAACGACTTCTAGACAACGAAGACGTGCTTAGAAGAAACTGGAAGCTTATGCAGCTTAAAGAGGTAAACATCTCTGGTGGAAAGAAGCTGCGCATCGAAGAACTTGCCGAGGAGCCTTGTGGAAAACTGAATAGAAGCAAGTTCCAAAAACACTTTATGGAAGACAAGCTTTGGAGCGCATTTCCGTCTGTCAATACGTGGCTTACAGACACATTTTCAAAAATTAACGATTACGCCGTTGAAGAATAAACAATTCTAAAACGAAAGTGGTATGGACCAAAAAATTGATACGTTAAGTCGATATGGAAAAGAGTTTCAAGAAAAGACGATTGCACTTCTTATTACAAACAAGTCGTTTTTGGATCAAATTATCGATGCCCTCTCAATTAATTTCTACGATTCTGAGGCTAAAAAATGGATTGTAGAGAAAACAGTTGAGTACTACCAGGAGTATAAGAAGTCGCCAAGCCAAAGCTACTTCAAATCCGAGTTTCAGTCTTTAGAGAGTCAAACGCTGCGCGTCTCGGTTTTAGATGAGTTGAGGAAAGCTTGGAATAAGAAAGACGATGAAGATCTAGAGTACGTGAAAGACGAGTTTCTTAACTTCGCAAAAAACCAGCGCGTAAAGCAGGCAATTTTGGATGCAGTTCCGCTTCTTAAAGAAGGAAACTACGAGAGAATCAAACAAGAGGTTTCCGAAGCCCTAAATTCTGGAGTATCAAGAGACATTGGCCACGTCTATAAAAAAGAAATAGAAAGTAGGCTCTCTGAGAGTTCAAGAAAAACAGTCCCTACTGGATGGGGGGTCATTAATGAAGTTATTGATGGCGGCCTAGGACCTGGAGAGTTGGGTGTTGTCGTGGCACCATCCGGTGCCGGAAAATGTGTTGGAAAAAATACGGAGATTGAGATTGAATACGAGCAAGTAGGTTTTGAAGTAAAGGATGAAACTCTCTGGCTTGACCCCTGGGAAACGTTTAATTCTTACGAGGGATCTTTTTCCGCCTGGGATTTAAAAAATCGTGGCAAAACAAAAAGAATCTCTAAAAAAATAAGAATTGAATATCTTTTTGATAACATTGGAGTTGATCCTACTCCTTACGCCACAAACGTCACGTCCTAGGAC